GGTGTTGGAATATCATACCAGTTTTCGAGGTGTTCGTAATTCGTAAATTCCTTATCGAAATATTTACAACTTACAATGGTTTGATCAAGATTTTTAAATTCACGCGACTCGTACGTATAAAAGTTCGATTCATAGAGTCCTGTTTGCGCAGACCACTCTTTACCTATAAAAATACCGTTTTTAAACGACCAGACGTGTCTATTTTTAATAATCTCTGGAAATTGCATATCTTTACAATGTGTTAAATGTCGAATAACGTCGTTATATGCTGATCCACGACTCGATAAATTTTTCCAAAGTTCGTATCGTGTTTCTTTCTGTGCAACCCCATAAACATAATCCTGTATTGTTTCGACCTGTTTCCATGCACGTGTATCTTTACCATCTTCGGTCTTGATTTGTGTACAACAGTACCCCTTGTATCTTTTAACATTCGTTTCATAAAGGTTTTGCAAACACGCGAGAATTGCCTGTTGGTATGGTGCCAGTTCTTCCACCTTTTCCATGGTCGAACACCTAAAAATAGATGGATCTGATTCTGGGTTTATAGGAACATACGTCGGATTATTGATACGTTCGTGTATACGCGCCGCTCTAAAAATAATTTGCCATGCATCGTCGACTTGATCAATAAGACGATTTATACGCATGGATATTTTCATATCTTCATCGTCTTCGGTATCTAAAAGTTTTAAAACTTCAGCCCGATGATACATTTGTCCCAACTGCATTTTTAGGCGTTTATGGTTTCCAGAAACAAGTTCAACGTCAAACCGAACGGGTAATCCCGTTTCAGGGTCGAGGTCCTGAGGATTTATAAAGTTTTTATATCCAAGTTGGAACGATATCATACTATTATCCGTAGCATTGATGTCCCACATATCTTCTAATTGTGATAGAAGGTGCATAAACTCTTCAGGGTTGAGTGATTGAATCTGGTTAGACCACATAATAGCATTGGATTCACGTTGATTTGATTCCGAACTAATAAAATGTGTTTCCTCCATTTTCTTTTATTACATATGGATTATTTTTCTAAGTTAATTTTTTGCATCTGAGATAACATTTTTATAAGAATTTTGTTTTGAACTTCCATCTGTCTGGAAATATTTACCAGTGCGGAACATACGGTATCACCATCTTCGGTCGCGAGGACCGAACTTAAGAGTCCACCCATATCCATCATATATTCTTCATCATCATCATCATCTGGCATTTCAAGGTCAAGATCAAGATCATCGACTATAGATTCTTCATCTTCAATTTCTTCGATTTCTTCGATTGGTTCAAGAAGGGGTTCTTCTTGATCGGTCATTTCTATATACCAGGAAAAATAGGGTCGGGTTTTTTCGCGGGTCTCACCCGAAAAAAAAATCTCTGCCTATAGTACAAAAACAAACAATATGGCCGGTGGTCTCATGCAACTCGTCGCCTACGGCGCCCAAGATGTCTACTTGACTGGTAACCCAAAAGTCACTTTCTTCCAGGCGGTTTACAAACGCCACACTAACTTCGCGATGGAAAACATCGAACAAACTGTCAACGGTACGGCCGGGAACTCCGGTCGCGTCTCCGTCACGATCGCCAGAAATGGTGATTTGATCGCGGACATGTACGTTGAATTGAAAACTTCCTCTGCGGCGGGTATCTCCACGGATGCCTGGGTTGCGGAACGTGCGATCAAGGATGTTGAATTGTCCATCGGTGGTCAAAGAATCGACAAGCACTACCAAAAGTGGTGGAGATTGTACTCTGAATTGTACTTGGATGAATCCAAGAAGGCGAACTACGGTAAGATGACTTCTGGTGTCGTTTCCGCGAAGGCCATCTTTTTGCCATTGATCTTCTTCTTTAACAGAAACCCAGGATTGGCCTTGCCATTGATTGCTTTGCAATACCACGAAGTCCGATTGGACTTTGACTTATCGGGGGAATTCACTAAATACACGGATGGTTCTACCTTCAAGGTGTGGGGTAACTACATCTACCTTGACACTGAAGAACGCAGACGATTCGCGCAAAAGGGTCACGAATACTTGATCGAACAAGTCCAACACACTGGTACGGATTCGGTCACTGTCGGCTCCGAAAACCAAAAGAGATTGTCCTACAACCACCCAGTCAAGGAATTGATCTGGTGTTTGGATGAAGGGGGGACTGATTACGCCAACACGTGGAACTTTACGACCACTGACATCACGGTCACTTCGAACATCTCCCAAGCCGTCTTCGACTCCAACTGTTTCGTCGCCCCATCCACTGCGGGTGCGCCAATGTTGTTGCAAGAAGGTACCCAATTTGATGAAGAAACTGTTGGTGCTCTCGATACCTTCAAGTTGGTCCTCAACGGTCAAGACAGATTCAAGGAACAAGGTGGTAAGTACTTTAACCAAGTGCAACCATTCAACCACCACTCCGGCTCCCCAATGCCAGGTATCTACTCGTACTCTTTTGCCCTCAAGCCAGAAGAACACCAACCAACGGGTACTTGCAACTTCTCCAGAATCGACAACGCCCAAGTTTCGATCAAGCCAAAGTCTGGCGCCAGAAACGACACTCTCCACATGTTCGCGACGAACTACAACGTCCTCAGAATCCAATCGGGTATGGGTGGCCTCGCGTTCTCCAACTAAGCGTCTATTAAGCGTTTAAAAATTTAAAAAATAAATAAAATTTACAATTTAAAAATTAAAATTTAGACCAAATTTTAAAGTTTAACCTTAAAATAGTTTTGTATTTTTTCAAGTATGTAACAGTTTGCTTCTATTTTCCCCATTTCAATTTTGTTTATGGTATCTAAAGTTTCTCGAATTCTATGTGCAAGTTCAACTTGTGTGTGACTTCTTTCTATACGTATACGTTGAATTTTTTTACCTAGTGTATCGTCCATATTGATAGTGATTAGAGTTTAACCCCCAAAACTCGACGCAGTTTTTGCATGACGTTAGGATCCGGAATTGATTTACCTAATTCGTATGAAGAGATGATATCTGTTGATACGTGTATAAGACCCGCGAGATCCTTTTGCGTATACTGTTTTGCAACACGTGCCCGTTGGATCGTTAATCCTGTTTCTTTACTGACTTTCTTGTGTGTACCGGCTAATTCTGCTTCTTCGAGCTTTTGTTCCGGTGATTTTCCCGAATATTGACCCCGTTTCGGTAACCTAATTTCCTGACCCATGAACTTGACGTATTTTTCTTTTTCTCGTGTTTTATCAATTTTGCCACGAATAACGACTGGATCCCAATCTTGGTAATGGTTCATTTTGTTTCAAAGAGACTTAAAATTTTAAGTAGTGATACTGATATAATGAATTTTATAATTGGAATATCAGTAACTTTTACCGTACTTGGTGTTATGATATTATCACTTTTCTACCCAAAATCGTGTTGCGATGGTGATACTGAAACATAAAGAATTACGCGTGTAATACGTTAATGGAACCTATATATACATTCTTAATAATTTTTGGAACTGTATGTGGTTCGTGTATGTTGTTTAATCCCGTGATTAAATGTTACTATTACTGTTTCCCGTATAAAAAGGAACACGTTGTTGAAATATAAAGATTTTATCATATATACTAGTAAGTATGATAGAAGTCTACACAGACGGAAGTTGTTTAGGAAACCCCGGTCCCGGTGGTTGGGCATATATTATAGACGACTTTATAGGTCGAGGTGGTGATAAAGTAACCACAAACAATGTAATGGAAATGACCGCGGTCGTAAAAGCACTCGAGAAGTGTATAGAATTAGGACACGATACCGTAACTGTATATACCGATAGTAACTACGTAAAAATGGGGTTACTCGAGTGGTCGAAGAATTGGGAACGTAACGGTTGGAAAACGAGTAAAGGTGAACCCGTAAAGAATAAGGATTTATGGATACACATGTTATACCTATTGCGTAAAATTGAGTTTGTTGATATAAAGTGGGTCAAGGCACACAATGGAAACAAAAAGAACGAGATTGTAGATACACAGGCTCGCGAATATGCTTATTTATTTTCTAAGAAAGAGTAATGGGAGACGATACTTCAGAACAACATCATTGGTGTCCAAAACAAGAACAACTCCTAATCCGATGGGCCGAAAAGGCTGCCGGGTACCGATGGTTACACAATCACGCGCGTATGTTTTATAAAAAACAAAACGATTGGTTATCGTACCCGTGTATAGTTATATCGAGTATTACGGGTGTTGGTGGGTTTGCGGTTTTAAGTCCTAATGATCAAAACATGTCGACCGAACAAAAACAAAAAATTGTTATTTTTCAATACTTTTTCGCGTTTATGAATGTTATTGCGGGTATACTTACATCGATATCAAAGTTTAACAATTCTTCACGTATGATGGAAGCACACTCGGTCATGTCCGTACAATACTCAAAATTCTATAGGAACATTGATATGGAATTATCATTAGAAACCAAATATCGCGAAGACGTTTTAGATTTTGTGAATAAAGTGCGTTTAGAATACGATAGATTACTTGATGAAGCACCCGATATACCCGGGCACACGATAGAGGCGTTTAACGAAACGTTTCCCGATAAAGAAAACAAACCTGACGTGTGTAATGGTTTAAGTATAATTTCAAATAGTGAACTAGTTAAACAAGACGATTCGCGTGTATCAAAAGCTATAAAAAAATGGATGACGCGTCCAAAAACACCAGATAACAAATTACCAACACCGAGACACTCACTAGATTTAGAGTCTTACCCTTCGTGTGGGGTATAAAGATTATGGTTTATATATGAATATGATCCTATAGCTCAGTTGGTTTAGAGCGCGGTGCTTATACACTACTAGGTATACCTAAGTGACTTTATCGTCACAAACGCAACGCCGAGGTCGCGGGTTCGACCCCCGCTGGGATCACGCCTACTTTTTAACGTGTTAAAGATATACCACGTTAAAAAGTAAATGATTAGAGTTTCTTCAATTCCCCCAAGCCCGGAAAACAAACGTAACCAAATACGTAAGAACATTCTCGAAGGTACGTATTCTAAAAAAATAAATATTGCGTTTCAAACGTTCGAGAACCCACGCCTTCAGTTTAGGTTCGCGGAAGCACTCGACGAGGCCGATGAAAAGTGTTACGTTTCGGGAACATCAGAAGAGTGTTTTGCGGCATGGCAAGAAGTTGATGAATTGGAAGATTCAATGATGCGTCTCGGCGTAGAAGTATTTCAAAACTATAGTATGCGATACGGGTCATTACTCAGACGTACGTTCAAACTTAGATGGAATGTTCGTAACGTCGAGGACCATCACGTCATACCAAAAGAGTTCAAGAGTCACCCAATTATTGAAAAAATAAACTACGATATCCACGCGAGTGAGAATATAATCATGATGCCGCGTGAAATTGGTAATTTGCGTGAGAATAGACTTACACATAGAGGTAATCATAAAAAGTATAACGAATATGTCGGTAACGTTCTTAATTCGATGGAAAATACCGATATAACTGAACCAGAATTTAAACAGTTTGTTGACTTTTTAAAAATTGGGTGTCGGTTTCGTCCACAAGATATACCGTGGAATTAGCGTGTTTACCACCCGTACTCGAGTTCGTCGGTGGTTGCGGTAGGGTACCGTTTCGAAAAGAATTTACGTTTTCCCCAATTACTGTGTCCGATGGTACTGTTATGACTACGGTCAATGTGTAAACAGTGTCGAAGATCTTTATAGTATACACGCGCACCACGCGCAATGATATCTTCGTGTTTCATGTCGACGTGATTATCGATAGGAAAAAAGTGTTTGTAGTACTTTTTCATATTATCGACGTGTATGAGGTAACACTTGGTACTCGAAATCCACTTAACGCGTTCGAGTCCGCTCTTTTCAGCACTTTCCTTATCCGGGTATCGTGATAAACAGTGGAAGAAACACATTTCAAAATCGTCACCCTTTTTGTTTATAACATCCTGAATTTCCCGGTAAACGCGTGTATCTTTTATAATGACATTATCTTCAAAAATAACGGCATATTTGAGGTTTTGTTCGAAACACTTTCGGTAAAAGTCCATGTGTCCCATATAACACCCAATAGCACCTAAATTGAAATAGGTAATATCCGGTCGCGTTTTGTTCGCGTTATAGTGAAGTTTTAAAGCCTCGCGGTAATAGTTCGGTTCGATGATTTTCTGGTACTTTTTAGCATTTTCGAGTTTCCTGGTATCTGTTCCATATATGATTTCTAGAGGTACGGATTCGTCGTAGTGATCGAGAAACTTTTCGCGTCGGTCGGCTGATGTTTCCAGGGTGAGAAGAAAACACTTATATTCTGGGTTTCGACGGGAACGACGTAACAAAAGTGTAACGAGTACCAGTAGAAGAATCGATATTAAAATCGGAATGAACATTCTTACTTAAAGAGTACAGACATTATAATTTTGTGATGCCGTGGCCGAGTGGTCTAAGGCGCCAGATTAAGGCTCTGGTTCGAAAGGGCGCAGGTTCAAATCCTGCCGGCATCACCGTGCGATAGCTCAGTTGGTAGAGCATTGGATTGTAATTGTAATGAATTATTATAACTATTCGTTTAGTTGCTAAACTCCAATTGTCCCGAGTTCGATCCTTGGTTGCGCGACCCCATACCCGTTTCTCTCGTAACTCAATCGGTAGAGTGTAGGACTGTTAATCCTGAAGTAGGGGGATCGAAACCCTCCGAGAGAGTTTTTACAAATTTAGCAAACGATCGCAGGTTCGAACCCTGTCGCGAGCATATTTCTCTAACGAGCTCGTGTGGCCAAGTGGTAAGGCATTTGCTTTGTATTTTAACAGCTTTTTAAAAAGTGTGTCCCACATTTTAAAAAGTTTTGTCGTGTAACAGTAATAGAGCAGGCCGAGCATGTTTTTATCAAATTGGCTCGTCTTTAAAATAGTCTTAGCAGCCGTGACGGGTCTCGTGGACTACCCACTCGCGGCGGACGTTTTATTGGTGTACGATAATGCGAATAAACTATATTTAAGTGGTGGGTCTTTGGAGTACGTGTCGAACGTCGTTTTGTATAAAGGCGAGACGGGTTATGAAATATCAGAAAGTTTAAATGTAGATGCGAGTAATGAACAGATTTTGTTAGTGGATGATCGCGATACAAATACTCAGCTTGGTTATGATTGTGCTATAGATGGTGATTATATAATAGGGGGTGCCCCTCAAGACGACGAAGCTGATTCTCAAGCGGGTGCGGCATACATATTTAAGAGAACAAATGGAATGTGGAAACAAACAGCTAAACTTATAGTGAGTGATGCCGCCGCGAATGATCAAGCCGCAGAATTTGTTAATATTTTCGGTGACTATGCGATTATTGGAGTTTATACTAAAAGTTCTAATGCGGGTGCGGCGTATATATTTAAACGCGATACGGGTGCCGAGACATGGAATCAACAAGCTAAATTGACCGCGAGTGACGCGGCAGCTAGTGATAAGTTCGGAAATGGTGTAAGTATAAACAGTGATTATGCTATCGTTGGTTCGCCTTATAACGATGACACTGCGACCAATTCAGGGTCTGCGTATATATTTATACGATCGGGGTCGTCATGGACTCAACAAGCTAAACTTACGGCGAGTGATGCAGCCTCGAATGATGAGTTCGGTCTTTCTGTAGATATAAGCGGTGATTACGTAATCAGTGGGGCGAATAGTGGAGATCAACGCCCAGGGTCCGCGTATATATTTAAGCGAAGTGGAACGAGTTGGTCCCAACAAGCTAAGATTCAAGCGAGTGACGGTGCAACTAGTGATAGATTCGGCAAGGCTGTCGCACTTTCTGGGGATTATGCGGTTATCGGAGCGTATACCGACGATTCTCCAACTGATTCAGGGTCCGCGTATATATTTAAAAAGGATACGGGTGCCGAGACGTGGACGCAAAAACAGAAACTTACCGCGAGTGATGCGGCTACAAGTGATAATTTTGGTTGGAAAGTTGATATTTCTGGTGACATTGCTATAATTGGGGCGTATTATGCTGATATAGGTGGTGTATCTAATGCGGGTGCGGCGTATATATTTAAACGCGATACGGGTACCGAGACGTGGACCGAGGTTAAGAAACTTACTGCTAGTACTCACGTAACCACCGACGGCCGATTTAGTGACGGTGTAGGAGTGAGTGGTAGTACTATAGTTGTGGGTGCTGCATACAACGATGTAAGTGGTGTAACTCATGCGGGTGCGTTGTATGTATATAATCCTCAACAAGTCACGAACTACTACATAACCCAACCCGGAACCTACCGCGCCGATTTACAAATTTGCGGCATCGACTATAAGACGAACGAGGTCGAGGTAACGACTTTGAACCCTGGTAATGCTGTTTATACGAACGATCTTAAGGAAACGTCAGAAATTGACCACGGAACCAGTACAAGTACACTTAAAGCGTGTTCCGTGTCACTCGACGGGACACGGATTGCATTAGGTGCTGATAATGGGAGAGTGAAGCTGTATCACAGAGAAAGTGGTACATGGACCCTAAAAAAAGAGTATACAAAAAGCGGTTCCTTTGGTACACAAGTTTGTTTGAACGATGCGGGAACACGTCTCTTCGTATCGGATCCATCTGATAACTCGAATACGGGTAAAGTTTACGTATACGATTATTCCGGAAGTGCGTGGGGGAGTTCGGAAACGCACTCATGGGTATCACCAAACGGATCCACGAGTGATAAATTCGGTGGTACCGCTGGTAAAGGTATTTCGTGTAATTCCGCGGGTACGCGTTTATTGGTAGTGAATGGGTATACAGGTAGTAAAAAAGGGTATATATTTGATTATACTGGTTCGAGTTGGAATACGGCACCAACAAAATCGTGGTCGAGTGGGAGTTTGTGGTGGGGATCGACGTGTGCATTGAACGATACAGGTGACCGCGCTTTCATAGGTTATCAGAACGGTGTCGATATATTCCACTACGACGGGTCGAATTGGCCTACATCTGCAACTAAGAATTATACTGGGTCGGATAAATTCGGTACGAGTTTAACTATAAACGGGGCGGGAACTCGTTTACTTGTTGGTTCGTACGAATATAGTTCGAGTGCTGGTCAAACAACACTTTACGATTACGTCGGGAGTTCATGGAATACGGCTGCGACCCAAACTATAAGTGGTCCGTATGGAGGTAATTCGTATTATGGACACGGTGTTAACATGTCACGCGACGGTAAACGGTACCTCGTAGCTCCACATAATGCTAGTACGTATTTTAGTGCTGGTGGTCTTGTTGATATGATGGAAGATACGAGTGGTACGGGTACATTTAGCCTGAAACAGACTTTTGAACCCGATGCTGCGAGTGAATATATGGGTTCGTACCAGTTTCATGAAGGTTTATGTCTCGATCAAAAAGGGTATACCGCGGTTATACTTTCTACTGGAACGGATGTATCTCGTATTTATTCGTCAAATCCTATACCTACACTCGATTTCGACAACTATAACAAATTGTCACTGACGAACACACCTACAAATACGTCCTCCAAACTCTTTTTAGGGTCGAACGTGTACGATATAGGCACACTCACGAGCGATTTAACTATCGAAAACCCGGGTGAATACACGAGTTTAACGTTCGATACGTCGTCGAACGTGGCGTACTTTTCGAACGCGACGGTGGGGGCGATTGCGAGTACGACGGCGAGTTATGGAAAACAGGACCAGGTTTTAACTGCTGATCAAGATGCTGGGTATAGTAACGGGGATGCTTCTCAAGGTGGTTATGGTAATTCCATAGATATGAGCGCAGACGGTACGCGTATGGTTGTTGGTAACGCACACTATACCGATACAAACGGTCGAGTTTGGTTATACCACTTGGAAAACGGTTTGTGGGTACTAAAACAAACGTGGGATGGTGGAACTCGTTTGGGTTCACAAGTTGCCATGAACGAAGCCGGTACGCGCGCATTTGCACTCTATATTGGAGGAGGTGTTAAAATATGGGACTATTCGTCCGGGGCATGGGATACGTCGGCTAGTGGTACTTATGCTATTGCTCCCGGATCTATAAATGGGGAAGCACCCGCCGTAGACTGTAATAAAACGGGTGACGTTGTTATTATCGGGGCTGGTAACAGTGATAATACGTGGATATATAGACTTTCGGGTGGTTCATGGAGTTCCGAAAAAAATTTTCCTAGGAAAGGATCTGGTGTATCCATGAACGGTGCCGGTACGCGGTGTTTTATGGGTGATCGAAGCTCTCACAAAGTTTGGGAATCGAATTATTCCAGTGGAAGTTGGGGAACCGAAACTGAAATTATAGAGGATACAAGTGTGAGTAGTAGTTACTGGCCCTTAGCTTTGAGTACCGATTCGGCGGGTGAAACGTTGTGTATTTTGAACAGTACGTCTGGAGAAGGTGCAATTTACGAAAGAGCGGGTAATGGTTCATGGTCCGCTTCGGTAAGTGGTATACTGTCAAAATCAGAAGTTTATGGTCCAGATAAAGCTGGAATATCGTACGATGGGACAATGGCACTTTTTGGTCACCATTCGAACTCTGGAGCATTATCCACGGGTGGACACGCGCTACTTTATACTAAATCGGAGTCAACTTGGACACTTACACAAACTCTACTTAATCCGAGTTCTTCACAAGACTCAAACGATTTTTTTGGAGGTGGTACTGGTTTAGCTAAAACGGTAAAGGATAGGTTTGTTGTAGCGGCGATGGGTGACGATAACGCCGGTACGAACTATGGTGCGATTTATACGTATACGAACGCGATCCCCGATTTCATAGATTTTGACGGGTACAACAAACTGAGTCTTTCGGGTATAACGAACCCAACGTCCAAACTCCACGCGTTACCTACGGGTGCCGAATCGACGACGACGTACGATATAGGAACGGCAACGAACATATACATAGACAGTGCGGGGACGTATACGGCGGAAATGAAAGGGTCGACAAAATTCGCGTTAGATAGTAATGTTGCGACGATACAAGCACTGCCGACTCGATTACAAGGTAGTGATATTTCTGCAATGGGTACTACAAATTATACCAGATACGGTGTACCTAGTAGTCAAAGTATAGATGTGGAAGATTTCTTGTTTAATTCAACATCAAACATAAACCCGTGTATTGATTTTATACACTTAACTAACAGTCAAGACACGTTTGTGTTTGATTTAGAATCCGTTAACACTATAATTAAAATTAGAATATACGCGGGAAATACAACACCAAATTGGGCAAGTAGAAATACGGGTTCTGTTGTTAAATTGTATAATGGGAGTACACTTGTATACACATCACCTTCACTTACATTTTCTAGGTCTTCTCCGGAATATTATTATGGACCTTACGAGGAAGGTAAAGATTATAATACTTTACTTTTTACAACTGGATATACGGATATAGATAAAATAACGGTAGAAACACCCTCTACTGACGCGGCTTTAGGAAGAGTAGAAGTAAATGATTTTACAGATACCCCTTCCCTCGATTTCGACGGGTTCAATAAGTATACGTTTACCGGCGCAGATACCGGCTCGACGTATAAGTTAAAGTATTTATCTAATACGTACGATTTAGGGACGATTTCGAACGTGTACATTGCGAACCCGGGAACGTATTCCGCGGAAATCAAGGGTTCGACGAACTTTGCGTTGAGTAGTAATGTTGTGTCGGGAACTATTTCTGGGAGTCCAATACGACAAGTTTCCGCCGGTGGGATACATTCGTTAGCACTTACCCAAGACGGGTTCGTATATGCATGGGGTAAAGGACAATTTGGGCGTTTAGGGCAAGGTAGTGGTGACGTTGCTGATAAAAACACACCTGTTAAAGTTAAAGGTGTTGGTGGAATTGGTTACCTCAGTAACATTACAAAAATAGCAGCTGGTGGGTATCATAATATAGTACTCGCGAGTGACGGTAAAATGTATACGTGGGGATATAACGGATACGGTAATTTGGGTGATGGTACACAAACACAAAGAGAAACTCCTGTTGAGGTTTCACATAGCGGTGACGCTGTGAGTAACATATCATGTGGTTTTGCACACACTGCATTTACAACCACTACGGGTAAAGTATACTGTTTTGGTCATGGTCCTAATGGACAAATAGGTAATAATACAACTAGTATTAATACATTAAATCCCACACAAGTCGTGGGTGTAGGTAATTCTGGAACACTCGCGGGAATACGTGACGTGACGTGTGGGGATTCGTTTACGCACGCGATAAAAGATAGTGATGGTTCGGTTTATGCGTGGGGTAAAAATACATACGGTATGCTCGGTGATGGAACAACTACTCAAAGAACTACACCTGTTCCGGTTATACTTGCGGGTGGTTCGGCAGTGACGGGTATAACACAAATAAGCGGCGGTGGTGATTATGCGTTAATGTTGAAAAGTGACGGTACGGTATACGCATGTGGTTACGGTTCGAATGGACAATTGGGTGATGGTTCAATAAGTAATAACGATACAGGTTTAGTTCAGGTCCAAGGTGTCGGTGGTTCGGGTAACCTTACGAGTATAACTCAAATTGCGGCAGCGGAATCAACAAGTTTAGCGTTAAAAAACGACGGGACCATGTACTCGTGGGGTGGTAACATAGATGGTCAAAATGGTTTAGGAACGGTCGGTGGGACGAATCCTACAACACCGGTTGCTATAACATTACTCACGGGTGTGGATAGTATAAACGCCGGTGGTAAACCGTATCATTTTATTGCATCTAAACCCGACGGGTCCGTCTTTTGTTGGGGAAAAGGTGATTCTGGTCAATTAGGTGACGGAACCAATACGGCAGATCAAGGTACGCCTACACAAGTCCTCGCGGGTGCGGGACCAAGCATAGGTGGTAAATTTAATTTGTTTACGGACCCAAAACTCGATTTCGACGGGTACAATAAACTGACGCTGAGTGGTTTGGAATCGGGGTCGACCTCGAACGTTCTGTTTAACGGGAACACGTATTCTATAGGCACGGCGAGTAACGTATACATATCTGAACAAGGTACGTACGATGTGGAAAGTAAGGGTTCGAGTACGTTTGCGTTGACGAGTAATACAGCCTTGAACGTGACGGAATATTCATCTACTGGATTAGATACTGTTATATTTTCAAAAATAAGTGGTTCGTCGTGGATAGCTAATTCTACAATAACGGATATACAATTGAAAGACGCAAACGATAATCTTCTTACCATAGAATATTTCTATTTCCCAAATTCAAACGGTGGTAATGGTCGTGATTTAGAATATATAAATTCCTCGAGTGGTACTTTATTTAGTAACGTAACGGATGGTTCTTATTCTTTGGCTGACGTAACTAATGGTGAGTACGCGTATAGAAACACACCAGATTCGGATAGGATAATGTCTTTTCTATCGACTACTTTTAACGGGTACGCCGACGGTACTGAGATTATACACGTAAAAGCAGTGAGTGGCGAAGTTGCAAAAGTTCGCGTAGTTTGGGATAGAGAGAGATACAGACAACCCATGCGAATAAGTAACAAGGGTAAAACGTATGATATTACCGTAGGTTCTAATAGTTACCAAGGTTTGGATGAGACGTACACACTAGGTGGAACATATAATGCGACGAGTTTTATATCGTTTGATACATACAACAAACTTTCTATACAAAACATAACCCCAACCTCGACGACACTCAAGTACGGCTCGAACACCTACGAAATCGGTACGGCGACGAACATTTACGTCGAGAATACGGGCGACTATTCCGCGGAAATAGGGAGTGCCGCAGACTTCGCGTTTACGAATACCACGGTAAGTGGAACAATAAAAACGATCGAACCGGGGTTTGCGTCTAGGTACCAAGGGTCGATGGCACTCACGTACGACGGGAAACTATACGCGTGGGGTATGAACGACGACGGTGAAGCCGGTGTAGGTACATCTTCCGATATAACCGTACCGACCTTGTGTACGGGAATAACTCAAGGTACGGTCGCTAAACTTTTATCGAGTTCCGATTTAACCGATAATAGTCGAGGTGAAGTGTCGTACGTAAAAACAATCGACGGTAAGATTTACGCAACGGGTAAAGGTGATAATTTTGTTATACCGGGAACAACTTCGGATCTTACATCATTTACCGACGTAACATCGTATTTCGGGGACCAAAGTTTAACCGCAAATAACGTAACCATGATGAGTTTTACACAACTTTCTGGTGCAGCACTAACCGAAACCGGTAACGTTTGGACGTGGGGTACACACGATTCGACGAATAAAGCATTGGGACAAGCCAGTGCGTCTTCGTCGAGTACACCCAAACAGATCAATTTTAGTAGTGCGACCGGTACTATAACAAAAGTAACGTGTGGATCTGTACATAGTTTAGCACTCGATACGAGCGGTGACGTATGGTTTTGGGGTAAAAATACCATAAATTCGGATTCATGGCCTTCGAGTGTGACCGACGAACCACAAAAGGTCGTCGATGGTAAAAATATAATCGGTCTCGCGTCGAGTTACGGGACTATGTATGCGTGGGACGCGACGGGTAAGATGTGGAATGCGGGTAACAATTGGGAAGGACAAATAGGTGACGGAACAACGACGACGAATACTACGGGTAAAACCCTTACAGAAGTAACGTACTTTTCATCAAACGGTATTACCATAAACAAAGTATACGGGGGTGGATACTTCGTATTTGCCGATACGAGTGACGGGTATTATTGTTGGGGTTCTGGTGGTCACGGTGTTTTTGGTAACGGGAGTACGGGAAATATTACAAGCGGACCAGCTAAATGGACGAACGTTTCGAACATAAAGAAATTTATGGCGTCTACGAATCACGCAACCGCAATTACCGAAGACGGTAAGTATTACGCATGGGGTAATGGTACTAATAATGCCCGTGGTGACAATACCACGGGTGACATTACGTACCCAAAATATATCGATACGTTACCGAACATACTCGCACCTTCGTTCGACTTCGACGGGTACGATAAGGTTTTTGTGAATAATCCTCTTGACAGAGTATTAGCACCATCTACAATACCTTTAGATTCCGCTTTTGGTGGAACATGGGTTACATCGGGATGGTCAGTTGACGCAATGACTCACACGTCTACTGATTTTATTTATAAACCTACTGGTGGTGATAGTGGTAATTCATTTAAATGTAATAAAACTACATTTGTATGGGCTGATAACAGTACTGGTGGTACACCAAGTAGTGTTACAACACATGGAGGTTACGTGTATTGTGCTGATGGATATGATAATAGTGGTAATTACAATGCTAGTAATTTCACAACATTAAGAGGAAGATTTCTGGACCCATTTTATGGGATGTCGTCTATAAATACAAAATACACAAAAGACACCCACACCTACGACACAAACCAAGCCCAAATCGTAACCGTTTCGGATCCCGGAACGTACGATGCGCAAATAAAATCTGGTACAGATTTTACCCTAAAATCCGCAACAATCCCCGCAACAAAGACGTCGGGTCTGTATACATGGGCATTCCACCACGGTAATTTCGATAACGCGTACGGGGACGGCGATATACTTACGGCGCGCGATAACGGTCGGTTCTATGCCGATACGCCGAGTTATACGGGGGATATTGGGACGATAACAGCTGTAAATCCATTAGTGAGTAGTAATGTATCGTTTAGATTAAATGAGTATACCCAAAACGATAGTTCTGATACGAACACTACAGGTATTATGTTAACAGAAATTGACGTATTTGATGATACTAATACTGCAATGACATACGGTACGGATTATCGAGCTGATTTATACAGAGCTGCGTATGCAGATAACTTAGGAGATGGGGGTACTGGGAAATTATCGGATGAGACGACACCGTATAACGATGATGGTAGTCGTCTAAATGATGATACTCTAGACGGTTCGGGTGGTTATATAGGGTGGGTAAACGGTACATATAATGCGAGTGCAACTGGTATAAATAGAAAGTACCCGTATTCCGTGGACGACGAACTTATACGTTTAGTTCCATTAACGGGTAAGATTATAGGTAAAGTTCAATTTGCTTATAAAGGTACGGGTACAACACCCGGTTGGAAAGTGTATAGAGGTGATAATTTAATTGAAACAACAAACTACGTGGGTACGGATATAAATACACAAGGTAACCAGACGACACACCAAATAGCTGATACAGTTTCAAGTACGACGTATACCTTCACCCCCGCATCAACCTTAACCGCGAACGTTTTGATGGTCGCCGGTGGAGGTGGTGGTGGTGGGCGGTATGGTTGTGGTGGTGGGGGTGCCGGTGGTCTCGTGTATACGGCGGGGGTGAGCTTGGCAAATGACTCGACCAAAACGATCGTCGTCGGGAACGGTGATTCGGGTGGTAATGGTAATTCCCAAAAAGGGTATAATGGTAAAGATACGACGTTTACGGGTTTAGATACAGATACAGCTATTGGTGGTGGTGGTGGTGCAGCACCAAGATCTTCGGGTCTAAATGGAGGGTCCGGAGGTGGTGGTGGTGGTGCATCGGCGGGTGATCCAGGTGGCGTGGGTGGTTCTGGTACAATAAATCAAGGTAATTCTGGAGGTGCAGGTTCGTCTACAAATGGAGGTAGTGGAGCAGGTGGTGGGGGTTCGGGAAGTGTTGGTATAGATGGAACTTCTACAGTGGGTGGTTCTGGTGGTAGTGGTAAATTTTTCGGGACGGGAAGTTCGTATACGGATTTCGGGGATGAGTACGGTGAAGGTGGGTACTTTGCGGGTGGAGGAGGTGGTGGTACTAGTAGTAGTGCAACTAATACACCCGGTACACCCGGGCGCGGTGGTGGTGGGTACGGTGCGACCTATTATGGGTACATGGGTATAAACGATAGTTCTTACGGTGGTTCGCAACACGCGTTACCACATACGGGTGGTGGTGGTGGTGGTAGTGGAACAGTGGATAGAGATAAACACCCGGGATATGCTTCTACTGGTGACGGCGGTGTCTTGGGTCACGGCGGGCGTGGTGGTTCGGGTATTGTGCTTATTCAAACGAACGTTGCACTTCCAAACGGTTCGAATACCGCGGTCGTCCAGGTCGGGAACCCGCGTCGACGAAGTTTACCACCAACCGTTGACGCTATGGGATCGGAAGTTAACCGGTTCTCTATCATCGATAGTGCATCCATGCCGACGTATAAGTTACCAACTCATTGGTACGTCGATCCAATCGGTAGTAATAACGATAGAAAAAACAGCGATTCTAGTAGTACTGGGCAATATACAATTCAAACGCGTGCCGACGGAGGAACGTCGAACGTTTGGTACCAAACATCATATGATTACATTGCCTCAGTAGGAAACAAAATGGCCCAAACGGCGGATGCGGTATTCATGCCCGTAGAACAACAAAGTTACGATGTACTTTTGAGTATTGGGAGTAACGGTGACAACGACATTTCCTTTGAAATGAATGCCGATGGAACGGCATCTTTAAGAAGAAGTGTATATACTACTTCTCAGGTCGAAATAGCGGGTGGAACTATAGTATGTTTTGAAGTAGGTAAATGGCACCACATTGCTCTTACGGTCGATTCCGGGGGTAATGCAGTCGGGTACGTGAATGGGTACCCGGTTGTTTCGGGGACGTACACGAGCGTTGCCGCGGTTGGTTCGAGAAGTGGGAACTTTCACTTTAGATGTGGGGTAAGTGATGTAACTTTCCGAAAATTCATAACGTACGAAGTGAATACGTATAACTTCCACATGAGTCCAAAACAGGTTCTTCAAAGAGCGGCGGAGGTCGGCCTCGGCCCCAAACTCGAATACGACGGACTCAACGCGATTACTGTCGTGAATATAGAAAAAGATTCGGAAATAACGATATACGAGAGTAACGTGAACGATACGTCAAACTTATACGTCGTGTCGTGTAACGAGAGTTCGTATTTACTTTCGAACGCGGGTACGTATTACGCACAAATTAAGGGAACCGATACGTTTACGATAACGCGACCCTTAACGGTTACGGACGACCATTTTCCACTGTACGCGTACCCACCAAGGGATGGAACACAGAGTAGTATAACAACTACAACTACTGCCGATACATGGAATACGTGGACGATATCGGGTGCATCGAACGGGAACGGACAATATCAAGCACGTTCAAATCGCACCGCAACTGGAACTCGTAACGTATACAAAGCATTTTCCAATAATATAGGTACAGGTGGTACCGGTGAATTTCAACCTGTTCACAGTTCTGGTCAA